ATTGCCCTCATCGGTCTTATCGGAGCCGTGATGGTGGCCTTACTGCAACGGCACCGCCGCGAATCAGGGGAATCAAACGACCTGATGATGCACACCATCACCCGCATAGACACCAAGCTGGATCGCCATGACGAAAAGCTAGACTCTTTGAAGGAAGACTTCTTAAAGCATAAAGCCGAAGATCACTAATGCTTGACTTCTAGATATCCACAAATAACAATGGTGTCTGTGGATACAGAAGGGAAGCAAATGTCACTCAAAGATCAAATACAAAACCACTCACCTGAAAGCAACCGCCGATGCGTAATCGGCACAATGCTCAGCACAATGACAGACGATGATCGGGAAGCGTTCAACACAGTCGCCCCCGCCATCGGTAAACAAAATGGGTACACATATTCGTGGCTCAGAAGCATCCTCGCAAACGAAGGCTACGATGTAGCTGAAAACACTTTGCGCCGACACCTGACAGGGAACTGCATATGCCGCTAGATATCACCCCACCACCACCCGCTGACAAGACAGCCAAACTAGAGAAGCTCGGCAAACTAGTTGACCTGTTTGACCGCCAAGGTATTGACATCAACGAAGTCGGACAAATCAAACGGGTGTCGGTTTACCAGTCCCTAACCAAAAATGAGGAAGGCGAAGCAGAGATCCATGACCTGATGGGTGTCCAATTCTCGCCAGCCTGGGAGACAGGACCACAGTGGCCGGTCATTCAGCAGGGTCCAGCCCATAAACTGCCACCCCGCAAGGCAACCTCTGAGAAGCCCCAGGATTGGCTCACGGCGGTCATCCTGCCCGATATGCAGATTGGGTTCTACAGGCGAACAGATGGCAATCTAGAGCCGACTCACGACCCTGTGGCTATAGACCTGTCCATAGCCCTACTCAAAAAGCTGAACCCAGCCAAAATTGTGATGCACGGAGACAACCTAGACCTACCCGAAATGGGTAAATACAGACTGTCCCCAGCCTTCGGACAAACCACCCAAGCCGCCATTGACTACGCCACCGAACTAGTTGCCCGACTTCGAGATGCCGCACCCAACGCCGAAATCTCATGGCTTGCCGGCAACCACGAAGAACGGCTAGTTAACTACCTGCTAGACAACGCCAAAGCCGCCTTCGGACTAAAGCAGGGTGGCAAACCCGAAGGTTGGCCGGTGCTGTCAGTCCCATTCCTATGCCGATTTGACGAATACGGAATCACCTACCACCCTGGGTATCCCGCAGGACAAGTGTGGATTAACCAAAAACTTAGGTGCATCCACGGAACCAAAGCGAAATCCAACGGATCCACAGCCCACCAATATCTCGCCCATGAGAAAACATCCGTACTGTACGGTCACGTTCACCGCAGGGAATGGGCAGAACAAACCCGTGAAGATTATGACGGACCCAAAACCATCCTCGCAGCCTCAGCAGGATGTCTCGCCCGTTGTGACGGAGCAGTACCCTCAACTAAAGGTGGCATAGACCTAGATGGTCGACCCTTAACAGTCACCGAAAACTGGCAACAAGGGCTAGCTGTGGTCACCTATCAAGAAGGCGACTCCCCTTTCAACCTGGAACTTGTCCCTATCCGTGACGGACAGATGATGTATCGTGGGCAGTTATGGAAGCATGGCTGATCTGCCCCGTCTGTGATGTCACCTGGCCCGAAAGGGAAAACCAGCGTTGCTCAATTTGTAGCAGCCGTGGCGAACGGGACACGGAACCTGAAAAGGACAAAACCTATGAATGACACACCGCAATGGGAGCTGGTTGCTGTCACCTGGGTTGACGCATTTGATGGTGACACCGGCTGGACAGACACCGAAGACTACGAACCCGAACCAACAATCGCACTCAATGTCGGGTTCATATGGCCCAACAAGCTTAAGGATCACCTAACCCTGGTGTCGGGCTACATTCACAGCGAAGAATGGCCACCTGAGATGGTGTCGAATGTATGTCACATCCCTACGGTAATGATTAGGAATGTCACACGGCTTGCATCAAGCCTTGACTTCAACCATAAAACTATGTAACTTCCATTTACTAGAAAGAAGGGCAAATGAATAACACAGAACCAAAACATCCTCACGGCTCAGTTGACTGGCTACGCCAGCGGTGGATAACACCAAACGGTGAACGCCGACTTGCAGCATCAGACTGTGCCGCAATCTACGAAGTACACCCGTACAAATCCCGTGCGGATCTCGCTGCCGAACTGATGTCAGACAGCGCACCACAACCAGCTGAACAGAGCGAAGCAATGGAACGTGGCAACCGTCTTGAACCAACGCTAATTGCCTGGGCATCAGACCGGTACGGCGCACCAATCACCACACCCGATGTCATTCACACATTCGATGAGGAGATAGTTCACCTAACCGCCACCCTTGACGGTATCGGTGAAGACGGATCAGTGCATGAAATCAAAACCACCACCCACGAATGGTCAGGCTGGCTCCCACCACATTGGTTCTACCAAGGCGTACAGCAAGCCATCTGCGCTGACGTAGACGAAATCAACTGGTGGGTATTTGACCGGTCACAAACCTTCAAAAACTATGTACAGGTCATTGACTGGGAAATGAAACGTAACCATATTGAAGCCGCCAAAGAGTTCCTCGCCGCGATCCGTAAAGGCGAAGCACCCGAAGGTGTCGTGTTTGCATATGACCATATCCAAACCATCTACTCCATGCCACAGGATGAAACCATAGAAATCGGTAGCCAAGTTGGGCAACTGATTGACCTACTTGATAAGGCCAAAATCCATAAGGATCATTGGGGACAAGAAGAAGATCGGCTCAAAGCTTTGATTGCAGAACTATTAGGTAACGCAACTATCGGCACCGTAGATGGCAACCAGGTTGTCACATGGAAACAACAGACCCGCACCAGTTTGGATACCAAAGCATTAACGCTGGCGCATCCTGAGATCGTAAAACAATACGAAAAGAGCAGCACATTCCGTGTGTTGCGTATCAACCGAAAGGGAAAGTGAAATGGAAAAGCATCCACTACTGAAAGCCCTCAATGATTGGGCAGTGCCGGACAAAAAGATTGTCGGCAAACTCGAGAAAGGTGGCGCACAGCTTGACTTCGTAGGTCACGCCGATGTCACCCGTATCCTTATTGAAGTAGATCCTGAATGGACTTGGGAGCCATGCGATTGGATTGAAGGTCGCCCAGCTATCCACATTCACAAGGCCACCATTCGGCGTGGCGGTTCCAACATTGAGCAAGAGATTGCAACGATGTGGGGTCGCCTCACCATTCACGGTGTCACCCGTGTCGCTGTCGGATCCTGCGAAGTTATTAAACCTGATCTCGACAAGGAACTGGTATCAGACTTCTTGCGTAACGCCGCCATGCGATTCGGTATCTGCCTATCGCTATGGACAAAGCAGGAATGGGAAGACCTAACCAAACCTGAACCACCAAAGTTTATTGCTAAAGCTGACTTTGACAAGTTTGTGAAAGCTTGCACCGACAAGGACATTGACCACAAGGCTTTGCTCGCTGAGATTGGGAAAGAATCAAACCAGTTAACTGATGCGGATTTCAACCAACTTCGCAACCTATTCAAAGCGGCATTAAACAAACCAACACCCGCACCTGTGCAAACTCCAGCACCAGTCACCGAAGATGCTGAAGCCGGCGTACCTGGCACGATCACCAAGACACAGTTGCGTGACATCAGTTTGCTGATGGGCAAGAAAGATTTGAGCCGTGAGCAGGTCATCTCGATTGCTGGCTTTGCAATCAACCGTGAAATCACTGATGTCGCACAGCTCAACAATGACGAAGCTTTGCTGGTGATTGACACCTTGAAGCGTGATGTTGAATCACCCAAGCAGGGCAAGTGAGCAAACAGCGAGCCAAAGGCACCGCTGCCGAAACAGCAGTCGTGCGATACCTGAAAGAACACGGATTCAAATACGCTGAACGCCGTGCGCTCCACGGAACCAACGACATGGGCGACATCACCGGCATACCAGGCGTAGTCATTGAAGTAAAGAACCATGCCAAACTAGATCTCGCTGGCTGGCTCGGAGAACTAGCACAAGAAATGGCCAACGCCGATGCCGACTTCGGATTCGTAGTAGCAAAAAAACGTGGCACCACCAACCCTGGCGAATGGTACGCTGTGCTGCCATTGAAGGTACTCGTAGAAGAAATCAAGAAAGACAGAACATGACCACGCCAAAAACCGTTCCGGTTCCACGCACCACCCTGCTAACCATTCGGCGTGTCATCCGACACGTAGCAACAGCAGATCCCGAAGTGCAACGTGAAGCAATCAAAGCTGAAGAAACACTCTCAAAACTTCTCGACAAACGAGACTAAACAAAGAAAGAAGGGAACATGACAGAAGAATACGAAGATGAGGAAACCGTTATGGATGAAGGACCTGACCCTGAAACCGTGATGGAATCCCGCAACAGCTACCGTCTACACCTAGAAGAACGGATGTATGAGAACTGGCTAGAAGGACTCAAGGATAGGGGCGGGCGGTAAACCGTCTGCTAGGGTTCCACAATGCCGTTCAACGACTCTGACGATGACGCTGTGCTAGACGCACTCACCCAAACTTTGCCTGGGACAATCATCGTAGGCTACGCACTAGTCGTCAACTTCATAGACGAAACCGGTGACGACAAACTTGTGTTTGCCGGTCTAGAAAACCAACGAGCAACAACAACAATCGGCCTACTACAAGCCGCACTAGAAGTAGAGAAATCAAAGTTCCGTCTAGACGGATGACCGAAAGGAGCTGTAATGGCTCGACTACGGACCACGATCCTGCTAACCGTTGCGATGTTCGCAGCAAGCAACCTGACAGCTGAAGCTTTCATAGCGGAAGCACCGTCAGAATCCCAGCAAACCCCGACAGAATCCCCGCACACAGGCGCAGGTGACAGACTCAGGCAAGAACTAGATCACCTGTGGAATCTCATCACAGACCCGTACAGGGAGTTCATCGGGAAAATCATCTTCACCCACACATTCATGGAAGCGATAGCACAATGCGAAACGAGCCAAGACCCCGCCCACATCGGCGGCGCAAGCGAAACATACGGACCCAATGCCACATTCCGTGGAGCCTTTGGGTTTTGGACAACGGCCAACGGATCGGGAACCTTCGAGTATTACGGTGGCCGCGAACTCACCGGCACATTTTGGGCTAACGAAACCAGCTACGACCAGCAGAAAGTCATCTACCTACGCAAAGCCATCTACGGGTACACAACACCGGCAGGTAAATACATTGCGCCAAGAGGCTTGAGTCGCAACAACTGTTTGAAGTATGCTGGTGACCCAACCTACGAGATTTATTGGGGAAGGTGATGGCAAAAACCGAATGGCAATGTACAAGCTGTGGACAAAAGATCACGCTTTACATCACACCATTGGCACCGCCATCACACTCCTGCAAGAAAAAAGCAAACAGACAACTACCTTTAACAATGAAGGGACAACCATGAACCAATCAACCGTCATCGGAAACCTCGGCAAAGACCCCGAACTCCGATTCACCCCACAAGGCAAAGCCATCGCAAACTTCAGCGTAGGCACAACCCACCTCAAAGGTGTAGACAAAACCAAAGAAACCACCTGGCATGACTGCGTAGCCTTCGGTACCGAAGCCGAAAACATTGCAGCCTCATTCCACAAAGGGGATCGAGTAGTCATCGTAGGCCGACTAGAGAAAAGCTCCTACGAAAAGAACGGCGAAAAGGTTTACCGCTACCAGGTAATCGTCAACGAAGCCGCGCTCTCAATCAAATACGATGTTGCCGTAAAAGAAAAGGGTGGAACAGCACCGGCTAAAACAGCCACAGCACCCGACTACGGCGATGACGAACAACCATTCTGACGAACCAACACAAGACCTTGACCCATATCAACTGCCGATCCTCTACAAACCGGCAGGGGAATGGGTTAAACAAGCTGCCTGTATAGACGCACCAACCTGGTACTTCTTCTCAGACGCAGAAACCAAAGACGCATATCGTGAAGGGAGAAAACTATGCGACATTTGCCCCGTACTGTTGGACTGCCGACAGTACGCAATCGAAAACTATATAGCACACGGATTATTCGGGGGGATGTCTCCTCGTGAACGCCAACTTGAACGCCGTAAAATCCGGATGGCTACAGGCAAAAGCTTGCCACGGGGTGCCAACCGACATCTTCTTCCCTGAAGGATCAGGCAACCGTGACCGTGTATGGGCGCAAGCTCGAGCGATATGCGAATCCTGCCCAGTGATAGAAGACTGCCGACAACTATGTGACGACATCGAAGCGGCCCCTGATGCCAGGGTGTACGGAATGTGGGCTGGTGAAACACCCAACGAACGCCGATACCGCCGCTACCAACTCACCGTAGTTGAACAGGTACACGGGACACGTTCCATGTGGACACGTGGATGCCGATGTGAACCATGTATCAAAGCAAACTACGCTAGAGTTAGTTCATACGGGAAGAAGGGAAACCAATGAGATTTGGAAGTTTATTTGCTGGTGTCGGCGGGTTTGACATCGGGTTAGAAAACGCAGGATGGGAATGTGCATGGCAAGTGGAATGGGATCCGCATTGTCAACAAACACTCGCCCACCATTGGCCAAATGTTCCACGCTGGGGAGATGTATCCGATGTCAACGGTGCGGAACTACCGCCAGTAGATGTCATAACCTTCGGATCCCCATGCCAAGACCTATCGGTAGCCGGCAAACGCGCAGGACTAATAGAAGGTGGAAGATCAAACCTGTTCTTCCAAGCCACAAGAATCATCAGAGAAATGAAGGAGAAAACAAATGGACAATATCCACGAATCGCAATCTGGGAAAACGTACCTGGAGCCTTGTCAAGTAACAACGGTGGCGACTTTGAGGCAGTCCTCGGGGAAATGGCTGACCTGGGGAGCTATCACCTGGAATGGTCTGTCCTCGACGCACAGTTCTTCGGAGTCCCCCAACGGCGTAGACGCGTGTTCGTCATCGCTGTCCTCGATCCTGCAATTGCCGAACGAAGTGGCGGTCAAATACTCGTTGTCGGCCAAAGCCGCCGAAGGAATACTCCGAAGGGCAAACCGCAGAGGAAAAACCCTACCGCCGATGCTGCAACAAGCCTTGGAAGCGGTAGTCAACTCGCAACCGGCAACGAAATAGCAAACTGTATTTCAGCAGAGCTTTATCATCGGTCATCCGTGGTCAACCAAGATGTAAACAATGGCCATCTTGTGATTGAACCTTTCACCCCGTCATCTCACGCCCAATACACCGAAGGTGTCGGCACAATACGTGCCAACGGTGGCGACCTAGGGGGGGGGGGAGCGAAACATTGCTAGTCGCACAACCACAGAAATTGTCGGAACATTACAAGCTCGAGATTACAAAGGAGTAGGAAACCAATATGTCAACGAACACAAACTCATCATCGAATCAGAATGAACCGCTAATCCTTGACGGCACAAGAGTAGATGACATCCGAATCTACGATGATGGGATCACGCCAACATTAAAAAACCGTATGGGTACTGGTGGCAACAATGTTCCATTCGTGGCACAAGAAGCGTTCGTGAAGTCACGCCGCGCACAATCCCCCGAAGATCACGAAACCTGGGTAGAAGGTGGACCGGCACCAACACTCAATGCGTTTGACAATGGCACAGAATCCCGTGCGACTGTTGTTGTGCCAACCGTAGGATTCAGCCACACACAAGGGTTAGATGCTCAACCTTCCGAAATAGCTTGGCCAACATTACGATCCGAAGGCGGCGGTCACGCTGTAGCTATCCCCATACAAGGAACCATCATCGGAAGATCAGACACCGCAGGACCCAACGGTCCAGGTTTCGGACAAGAAGGCGACCCAATGTATACGGTTGACACAATCTCAATGCACGGAGTAGCTGTTGCATACGATGAATACAACGACACGCTCGGCGGCGACATCCACCATTCACTACGAGCCGGCACACGGCAATCAACAGGAGTCGTATCACCCATGTCAGTACGCCGACTAACCTCAATCGAATGTGAACGCCTAATGGGATGGCCCGACAACCACACCCTGCACCGTGCTGATGGCAAAACCAACGCCGACACAACCCGCTACAAAATGTGCGGCAACGGAGTCGCATCACCAGTAGCACAATGGATCGCAGAATCCATCAATAACATCCTGTAGCGACCCCTTGTACGACTGTTAGTGACCCACCGGTCAAACAAACAGATCAGCTCACTGACTCAAGCTGGTAAAACTTCTCGAGATCACAACCCTGTAACGCTGCAATCATCAATCGTTCAGTATTGGCATAAGCTTTATCCCGTTTAACCGGTGACATCTTCCCATTCACATGGTGACGTGGCCCCGCCCAGTAACCAATCACGATCCCGCCAACCCTGCGAACAGCGACCACACGTGAAGGTTCACGCTTAACTATCGTGACTAGCTTTGATCCAGCTTTTAACCGGTGACGTATCCCCGCAGCGATCTCGGCATGACGTGAACTATCCCAAGGTCGAGACATCAGCTGGCACCGTGTCAGCTTTGATAATAAATGTCAATAGATCCCGCATACCAGGCTCATCCGTGGAAACATTCACTGGGTTAATGCGGGAAACTTCCGCATGATTCACGGGTTCGCCGGCACGGATCATATATTCCAATTTGCGTTGGGCAAATTCCATCACGGCCTCCGGTGTTTTACCAGTACGCATACCTCGAGCATCGGCCTGAACTATCTCGAGATAGTCTCCGATTCGGATCTCGTAAAGCTTCACGGTGTCCACCCTTCAGCATCCAGCTCGGACTCAATGCGCGCACGGGTGGCAAGGTTGATCTCCATTGCAGCATTCCGGCGGGTATGGTGATTAGGTAGGGACCGTTGCCCATCAAAGTGTAAACATGATTGGCCTGGTGCAGTATCGCAGCTAGGACAAGGTAGCTCACCCGCCCTAACCACGGTCATGCGGGCAGATATCTCACGCTCCCGCTGTAGTCGATGCCATTTACTAGTCATTATTCTATTCCCTTCTATTAATCGAGTCGATCCCAAACGTATGCAGATATTCCTGCATCCTTCAACACCTGCACCGCAGCACGAGCCGCAGCCACCTTGCGCTCATAGCTTTGCGAAGATTTAGATTCTTCAACCAGGTTATACACGGACACGTGCCACCCGCCACCGTAATTCTTGTGGCCAATATTGGATCGGTTCAACCATTTAGCAAAGCTTGATGTCGCCGGCGTAATGATCACACTAGCGAACCCGCAAACACCCTCACCCACATACCAGGCCTTCCCGCCATCCTTCGGTCGATCCGTTAAACCTTCAGCTTCATAAACCACCATAGGAGTAGGGTCACAAGCTTTAAACGCTTCCGTTGCGGCGTATTGTGTGCGGGTAAACACCTCACTGTGTGCGGTGTCACGTTGTGCCGCGACTACTTTAGATTCTTCGCACATGGCCTTAAACCTTGCGCGAGCTTCGGCGCGGTGCGTTGTGCAGTATTTAGATTTACCTGCTGCTGGTGCTTCGCATTGTGTGCAATGCATTTCAATTCCCTTCATCCCTTCGACCGGTGTGCGGCCTTGTTAATAGTTGACATTACTAGCGCGGTGTTACGGGGTCAAATATTCCCGCAACGGGTGTCTAATCTCGATCCAATAAATACCAGGTGAAAACTAGAGACACCGTTAGCACCGCATTAAACGCCGGCCAAGTGTCCCCCAAAGCTAGCCCGAACACTAACCCCGTGCCTATTTTCAAATAGTTTGCCAAAATTCCCCGCATGACCTCACCCCCTCCCGTAAAGCCTTTGCACAAATTTTCCAGGGTTCCGAACCGCGGATCCCTTCGCGTATAGGTCAACGATTACGCCAGCGGGATCTAAAAGGCGGTTATCGTGAGAATCCCCGTCAACCGTTGCGAATTCTTCCCCGCCTAGCTCTATTGCGGGCAGGACATCACCCTTGCGGGGTCGATCCGTCACCATTGCCACCGTGCCACCCCTCTTCAAGAATTCCGCCACCTTCACGGGGTTAGATCCTTCATGCATGGAATAAACCGCCCTATATAGCGGGGTTAACCACCCGTCACCCTTCAAAATTGCGGGGTTCTTAGTGTAGTCATAGAACCGAACACCGTCCCCAAATAGGGAACCATCGAAGAATCCAGGTGCTGCCCTATAAAAGCGTAGGTCCGAATTGACGTTGAGCCTCACCACAATTTCGCCATACTTACGGCGGGCGGTGTCGATCTCTTCGGCAACTATTGCGAAGAATTCCCGCGGGTATCGTTCCGCAAATTGTGTTCGTGCAATGCGCGCCCGCTGTACCGCCGGTAATCCCCCTTTCCCGTGCTTTAGTACACATACCGCGGAACATTCACCCCGCCAGGGACAAGTTTCAACCCCTGCCCCGTCACCGCTGGCAAGGGTTAAACCTAGGGTGAACATCTCACTTTTACCTAGCTTTAATTGGCCTTCAGGGTAGGTCATGATTCGGGCATTACCTTTGAACCCGTAACCCTTGCGAAATTCTGCCCAAAGTAAACGCGCGGCCTTCACGCCGGCGGGATCTAAAAGGGTAGCGGTGTCAACCTTTGACCCTTCAAGGATCCGTGACAAATTCGGCACGGTGGCAGGTGTAACGGTTAAAGCCTTCACCCGTTCACCTCTTCCCAAATTGCTAAGCATTGACGGATAGCGTCAAGCACTAACTGTTTATCGGGTTCATGCGCGGGGGTGTCAGGTTCCGCCATTATGCACCCGTAAATAGATTCAACTACATCACCAGCGGTAATCCCGTAGGGCTTTAGATCTCTTAGATCCTTAACTACTTGTGAATGCGTCATCCCGTCAGGAAACATCATTGGCCGCCCCCGATTAAATTAGACACCCCGTCTACTAGATCCTGCCAACCGTCATAATCGGTAATAGATAGCTGCCCGTCATCCTCATTCAAATAGGTTCCAAGGGTCCAAGTGCAATTGGTATCAATAGAGATCCCCCGCAAATAACTAGAACCCTCTACCTCATTCACACTGACACACCCGCCATCAGTGATCAGATAGTAACGCCCGTTCACTACCTCAGACTGTAATGCTGTACACCCGCCGCCCGTGTCCGCATATTCCCAGCCGATACCGCTAGCGGATCTCAACACACTTAGAACCAATCCCAGGCCAACCCTTGCCATAACTAACCCCTTCACTTAATCGACCGCCCGTTGCGGTTGATGGATCTATTTAATCACCTTCTCCGCCAATAGTCAACTATTAAGAAACAACCCCCCTCAACCCCTCTAGGCGTGATCC